CAAGTACTTAGAAGTAAATGTAAGCGATATAAAAGGAGGTCGTAAATTTAGAAAGTTGGCTATTGCTAGATTTTACTATTGTTACTTTGCAAGGCACTTCTATTTAAAGTCAGAGGATCAAAATATAAGCGATGTAATGTCTTTAATTAACAAGAATAGAACAACCTTTTACAATGCTGTTAAAACCGTTCAAAACCTTTCTTTTGCAGATAGAAATATAACCTACCAACTGGAAGAAATAGAAACTAACATTGAAAGAAGATTAAAAAAAAGTTTGTTTATTAGAAAATAATTACTAACTTTGTAAGTATATTCGGTCTGACAATATAGAATACTAAAGGAATTTTAATTAAACCCTTGCCACGATTAAGAGAAGTCAGACCCTCCGAAAGTTGCAGGGGTTTTGTTTTAACTAATAGTTTATTGGAACTTAAAACCTTTATTATTATGGCTAAATATGAATTAAAGTTTCTTTCATACAGAAACGAATTTTCAAAATTTAAAGAATCTGAATTTATAAAAGTAGAATGTGATGATTGTTTAGGAGATGAAGACCAAGTAGTTGGAAAAGAGATTTCTATATCTGGTTATTCTGGATGGTCAGAACAGGAGTTTATGGTTAGTTTAGATATTTCAACCGCTATTAAGTTTGCTAAAACACTTCGTACAGAAATCAACAAAGCAAAATTGGAGGTTGATAATGGCTAAGGACTTACCATATTTTAAGTTTTTCTGCTCAGAGTGGAATGATGGAGACATTACTTTAGAAGATTACAGCGTGCAAGGTTTGTTTATTAACGTATGCTCTTATTATTGGAGTAATGAATGTTACTTAGAGATAGGTAAATTAAAGAAGAGGTTTAAGAATGATTTAGAAAGTATAGATTATTTATTTGAAACTGGGTTTTTACATAATGAAAATGGGTATTTATCAATTCATTTCTTAGACGAACAACAAGAGGAAAGAAAGTCCTTGTCTAAGATTAATTCTAAGAATGCAAAGGCTAGATGGGAGAAGTTGAATAACGAAAAGAATGCGACCGCATCAAAACCGCATTGCGAAAATGATGCAATAAAGAAAAGAGAAGAAGAGATAAGAAAAGAAAAGAAAAGAAAAGATAAAATAAGTTCTTTGCAAGAACCAAAGACTAAGATTTTTAATGAATGGTTAAATTATAGAAAACAATCAAGGAAACCAATAAAGGTAGAATCTACTTTAGAGAAGTTAATAGATAAATTCAATAGTGAAAGTTTAGATAAATGTATTTGGACGGTTAATAATTCAATACAAAATAGTTATACTGGTTTATTTTGGGATAACTACAAAGAAGTAATTAAGAATAATAACTTTGCAAAAGCAAAAGTAAACTTTAACTAATATGAATGTATTTATAAATTGGGATGACATAAGAGTAAAGGGAACGGAAAGCGGTGTAAAGAAAACTACTTGTCCTAATTGCTCAGCAGAAAGGAAAAAGAAAAATGATCCATGCCTTTATGTGAACTTTACTAGCGGTGTAGCAAAATGTTTTAACTGTGATGCTTTAAGTTTTAGAGATAGCGACAAAAAAGACTACTCGCAAAAGGTTTACACCTTACCTAGTCAAGACTGGAAGAACTATACAGAACTACCTGAAAAGTTAGTTAAGTGGTGTGAAGATGAAAGAGCAATAAAGCAACACGTTCTTATTGATATGGGAATTACATTCGAAACATACTACCAACCAGCACTTAAAAAAGAAGTAGGTAACTTTGTATTTAATTACTTTGAGGGGGATAAGTTGGTAAATAAGAAATACAGAAGCGCAAACAAAAACTTTACTCAGTCGGCAGGTACTAAATCTATATTTTACAATATCAATTCCACAATAGGACAAGAGGAAGTTTACATAGTAGAGGGGGAATTTGATGTGTTAGCAATGCGAACGGCTGGAATTAAAAACTGTATTAGCCTACCTAATGGAGCAAATGATAATGATGATGTATGGATAAACTGCGACAAGTATTTAAAAGACGTTAAAAAGTTTATTATAGCGGTTGACAATGACGAAAAAGGGAATGCAGTTAAAGATAAGATTGCACAAAGGTTAGGTCGTTATAGGTGTGAGTTTATAGAATGGGATGGTAAAGATGCAAACGATGACCTTAAAAGCGGTGTAATAGAAACTACATTAAGCAATAGACAACGCTTTCCTGTGAGTGGAACTTTCAGAGTAGAAGATTTATATGATGACATTTTAGAACTTCACAAGAACGGATTGCCAGAAACGATAAAACCTACACATCCTTGCTTTGGAAACTTTGGTAAAATATTTAGCGTAATGCGTGGCCACTTGGTAGTTGGTACAGGAATACCGTCACATGGTAAAAGTAACTTTAGCGAATGGTACGCTTTAAACTTGGTTAATGATTACAACATGAAAACAAGTTTCTTTAGTCCTGAGCATAGTCCAATGGGATTGCACCAAACTAACTTTATTCAAAAAGCAATAGGTAGATCATTTTGGAAAGACCACGACAACAGAAAGAGAATAAGCGAAGAGGATATAGCAAGGTATAAAGATTGGGCAAATGAAAAGATTTATTTAACAGGTGCAGAAAATGGAGAGTTCCCAACTTGGGAATGGTTATTTGATAAATTCAAAGAACAAATTTACAGTTTTGGAATAGATATTTTTGTAATAGATGCTTTTAATAAATTAGGTTTTGAAAAGAAAGGAAACAAGTTAGATTTAATTAATGAGGTATTAACTAAGTTGACTATGTTTGCTCAAATGAATAATGTAATAGTTTTACTAATTGCACATCCTACAAAAATGGGTAATGAAGATAGCACAGGACTTCCAAAGATGCCTAGCCTTTACGATGTTAGTGGTAGTTCAGATTTCAGAAACCAAACACATGACGGTTTTTGTATTTATAGATACTTCGATAATGAAGAAAGGAAAGGCTACACATCATTTGTAAACCTAAAAACTAAAATGAGTTTTCAAGGAGATATTGGAGCAAGTGAAGATTTTGAATATGACGTTCCTAGTGGAAGATATTATGTAAGAGGAACTGAGCCGCCTTTATTTGATATGACAATGCCTAAAGAAACTTATGATCAACCAAAGGAGGAAATAAAACAGGAAGCAATAAAGCCTAATGAAGATTTTGAAACAGAAGATATTTTTAACTTTAAAGAGAATTGGGAATGAAAACAATATACGAACACATAGAAGATTTAGAAGCAGTAAACGAGTTCTACGATGACACCGTAATACGAGAAGCAATAGCATTTATAAAAAGTCAAGGTAAAGACTTACACGATAAAGATAACCTTTGCTTTCAGCAAGGGCTTTTAATAAGTGATCTAAAAGCAGAAATAAAAAGAATTAATAAAATTACCGTTTAAATAGTTATACTACCACTCATCACAATTTTATATTTTGTAAGGTGGATAGTATTACTTTTGAAGTATAAATTAAAAACAAAAAAACAAAGCCGTCTATCTTCGAATTAATACCGAAAGGATTAACTCATTTTGTTAAGACTTGCAGCGGATAGTCCAAAACTGCATTAAAAAGATAGGCGGCTTTTAAATAACAGATTATGAAAGTAACAGATAAACTAATAATTACAAATGAAGATAACATGGAGTTAATGGCACGTTATCCTGACAACTATTTTGAGTTGGCGATAGTAGACCCTCCTTATGGAATAGAACGATTTAAAAAAGGCGGTAGTCATATTAATAAACATGGAGATGAAAATAAAATATGGAACAATGAAAAACCTACAGAAAAATATTTTAACGAATTATTTAGAGTTTCTAAAAATCAAATTATTTGGGGTTCTAACAATTTTATACTACCTGTAAGCGAATATTTTATAATATGGCAAAAGGGTAACGCTTTGGATTTTAGTTTTGCAATGGTAGAGCAGGCTTGGACTAATGTAAGAAAACCTGCTAAATTATTTAAGAATTTGCACGTTCAAAATACTGACGAAAGAATACACCCAACACAAAAACCAGTTAAACTTTACGAATGGCTACTAATGAACTACGCCAAAGAAGGAGATAAGATATTAGACACGCATTTAGGCAGCGGTAGTATTGCTATTGCTTGTCACAACTTAGGCTTTGAATTAACAGCTTGTGAGTTAGATAAAGAATACTACGATAACGCAATCAAAAGAATAAAGAACCACACAGCCCAGTTAAGAATAATATAATGGAAGAACTAAACGACATTATTAAAATGTTTGAGGGAAAGGATCTAACCACCCAGCAAAAGAAAATATTACTATCTTTAACCAATATTAAGAAACTATTAGTTAACAAAGATAAATACATTACAGAACTTCAAAACGAGTTTGCTAGGTACTGTAAGAATAATATTAGTGCTATTGCAGAAGTTGAGGAGTTAAGAAGTAGATTAGTAAGGATTAAGTTAGATAGTAAATAACGCTAAATGTAAACACAGAAATTTTAACGATTATGGAAGATATAACTTGGGAATTAAAAAACTTAGATTCATTGAAAGAATACATATTTGATGAACTAATTGGAGAACACAAAAACACGAAAGACATTAACGAAGCTATTAATACATACGCTGAGTTATACCACGAAATGCAGTTAAAATTATTGGGTTTATTGAATGTTAGCAAAACAAAGTGACCGTTTTAATGGTTGCTAACGGTTTGTGTATGAGTAGTAATACTACGGATTTAATAACTAAAATTTAAAATAAAATGGATTACAAAATTGAAAACGAAAAAGTTAAAGATTTCTTTGAGGTGGTTGATGACCTTGAAAAACTATTGACAGATAGAATAAGTGATTTGCACGAAGTAAAAGGTGGTATGCAAGCAAGACACGCTTACATTCTTTATAGAAAGCTGCTTTGGGAAGCTAAATATTTGATGAGAGATAACCTCAAAGAAATTAAAACGAAAAGTAAGTAGTATTATTACTTATACACATTGTTGTAAAATCGTAGGGGTATGACCACAAATAAACAAAGGCGGATTGGTTTTCCAACTTCGGCAAATGTCGGAGGTCTGAGTTCGATTCTCGCCCCTATGTTTTACAACGGTTTGTGTATGGTTAGTGCCTGATTAGAATTACAAAACTTTCAAAATAGATATAACGATGAAAAAAGAACAGAACTTAGAGAACAGCAAGGAACAGGCATTAACTATACCCGTTGTTACCTGCCGTTTTTTGTCCGCTGATGAAAAGGTAGAACAATTCAAAAAAGAATTGAAAGCGTTATTGGTAAAATTTGATGCTGAATTGATAGTAGAAGACTTTGGTAGAGATTGGTCTTCTGATGAAAAAATAGTAGTGAACTTTAATTGGGATGAAGATTTGTCAAATAGAACCAATGATGGAACTGTTCCTGATTGGGTTGTCGGTCGTTGGGAAAATGGCAGGTAACACCAAAACAAGGAACGTTTTAATGTTCTTTGTTGACTGTTATGAAACGTTTTAATGTTTCACTTTAAATTATGAAAGAACCAAAACTTAAAAAGTGTATCATTTGCCTAGTAGAATTTAAACAGTTTAAATCTACTGAGAAAGTTTGCAGCCTTAAATGTGCAATAGAACACGCTAAGAACGTTTCTAAGGAAGTTAAAGCAAAAGAATGGAATAAGACTAAGAAGATTAAAAAAGAAAGCCTTAAGACAAAGCAAGACTATATTAAAGAATTGCAAGTTGTATTTAATAGGTTTATCAGGTTAAGAGATAAAGACTATCCTTGTATTAGTTGCGGTAA